AGCTCGGCGTCAACTCGCAGCTGACGATCGACACCGCCGCCGAGGTGATCGCCGGCCGCGGCCAGACGATCCACGACCTGCTCTGCACCGAGGTCGCCTTCTGGCCCGACCCGCTCAAGGCGGTCGCGCTCCTGAACGCCGTCTACGACCGCCCCGACACCTGCATCGTGCTCGAGTCGACCGCCAACGGCTTCAACTGGTTCAAGGACCGCTGGGACCGCGCCGAGCGCGGCGACTCGGCCTACCGGCCGGTCTTCATCGGCTGGACCGAGGACGAGAACGCGCTGCGGCCGTTCCTGTCGGCGGAGGACCGCGAGCGCTTCATCGCCGGGATCGGCGCCGGGCCCTGGGGCGAGGACGAGCCGCGCCTGGTCGAGCAGCACGCGGCGACGCCCGAGCAGCTGCACTGGCGCCGGCGCACGATCGAGGACAAGTGCAACGGCAAGCTCGAGCTGTTCGACCAGGAGTACCCCTCGGACGCGGCCCGGGCGTTCGTCGGCTCGGGCAAGCACGTCTTCTCGATCAGCTTCGTCCAGCAGGTGCTCGACCGCGTCGGCCAGATCGAGCTCTCCGCCCCCGACCGCGGCGGGCCGATGTCGGGCGTCTTCCAGGCGGCCGAGTCGAGGGAGCGGCGCACCCACGACGGCTCGCTGCACGTGCCGACCAAGGCGGCCTGGGTGCCGGCCGAGTCGACCCGCTTCCCGATCACCTACGACTTCTGGGTGCGCTGGAGCCCGCCGACGTTCGAGGACGACGTGCTCGTCCCGCACGAGCGCGACTCGCTCGCGGGGCCGCCCGCCTCGCAGTTCATCGTGATCGGCGACCCGGCGACCGGCGAGCAGAACACGACCGGCGAGGAGGACTTCCACGCCGCCCAGGTGATCGACCACCGCACGCGCCAGCAGGTCGCCCGCCTCGAGACGCGCCGGCTCGACCCCGACGAGTTCGCCTACCAGCTGCTCTTGGCGGCGCTCTACTTCCGCGACGCGCTGATCTCGGTCGAGACGACCGGCGGCTACGGCGTGCCGATCGTGCGCAAGCTCTGGGACGGCTACGGCTGGCGCCGGCTCTACAAGCGCAAGGCGGTCGAGTCGTCGGCCGCCAAGACGACCGACCGGCTCGGCTGGGACACCAACCGCCGCACCAAGCCGCTGATGATCGCCGGCATGCACGAGCTGCTCAGGGAGCAGACCGACGGCATCCGCGACAAGCGCACGGCGCTCCAGCTCACCACCTACGTGACGACCCCGAAGGGGACCCAGGAGGCCGACGCCGGCGCCTTCGACGACCTCTTGACGTCGTACATGCAGGGCCAGGAGGTCGCCCGCGAGACGCGCCTGCGCCCCGAGGGCCCGTCCGGGATCACCCACACCTGGACCGCCGACCGGAGGCGCTTTTGAGATACCGCCACACGAGCTCGGGGCTGCTCGTCCCGATCCGCCCCAACGAGCGCCCGCGCTACCGCTGCAACTTCCCCGGCTGCGACTGGCACGGCTTCAACCAGCCCGAGCAGGTCGCCCACGCCCGCTTCCACCTGCGCGAGCACGAGGCCGAGCTCCACGACCTCACGACGCCGGTGATCGACCGGATCATGGGCGAGGGCGGCGACCCCGAGCGCCAGCGCTACCTCGAGCGCCGCTTCGCGCGGCTGCGCAAGGACGTCGGCCTCAAGCGGGCGCTCGACCCGCGCCGCTACTGACCTGTCCGCTGCGCAGGCCACGCTTCGCTCCGGGTACAAACCCGCTCGAGCGAAAGGAGCCACACGTGGCTGAGAAGAAGGAGCAGGCAAAGAAGGACGACGAGGCAGCGGCCGCCACGGTCACCGACGCCGAGGCCGGCGTCCAGCGCGAGGAGCCGAGGTTCGACGAGCAGCGGGCCGGGCTCGCGACCGGGTCGCAGGCCGCCAACCCGAGCCAGCCGGACTCCAGCGTGATCCAGACGACGACCGTGCCGCTCAAGGCCGGCGAGCCGAGCAAGCCCGAGCACTCGGTGCTGGTCGACTCGGAAGGCAACGACGGCCCGGCCGTGGAGGCCAAGGAGGAGCTCGCCAAGGCGGCCGGCTGAGCCGAACCGCCGCAAGGGCTGTGATGCGCAGGCCGCTGGTCGTGCTGGTCGTGGCGATCGTGGCGCTGGCCGCAGTCGCGACCGCCGCGGCGCGAAGGCCGCGTCACGATCGCAGCCCGCCGGACACCACGATCACCCAGGGCATGTCGGACACGAGCTCGACCGATGCGTCGTTCAGCTTCACCGGCACCGACAACATCGGCGTCACCGGCTTCCAGTGCCGCCGCGACGGTCAGTCGTTCAGCTCGTGTACCAGTCCCACGACCTACAGCGGGCTCAGCGCCGGCAGCCACACGTTCCGCGTGCGCGCACGCGATGCCGCCGGCAACGTCGATCCGACGCCGGCAATCGGTAGTTGGACGATCACCAGTACCCCGCTGCCAACCGACAGCGACGGTGATGGCGTCCCCGACAGTCAGGACCAGTGCCCGAACGACCCCGGCCCGGCCTCGAACAACGGTTGCCCGACAGGCGGCGGTGGCTCGGAGCCCGCGCCGATCGCCGGCCAGGGCTACCACGAGGTCTTCCGCGACGACTTCAACACGCTCAACCGCGTGGTCTGGGACGACCACATCTGGTACGACGAGTCGCCTAGCCCCGCATGGGGCCCGACCTTCCAGACGGCCGAGAACGGCGTCCTCCATCTCCGCACTCAACGCGACTGGATCGGCGACACCGGTCAGCCTTATCCGTACAACACGATCACGACTCAGACGAGTGGCAAGACGTTTGAGTACGGCTACTTCGAGGCGCGCATGAAGTGGCCCGCCGGCCATGGCTCGTGGCCCGGATTCTGGCTCTACTCCTACCAGCACGCCATCGATCAGAACCAGTGCACGACGCAGGCCGGCGAGGTCGATGTGATGGAGGGCCAGGGCTCGGAGCCGAGCGTCTTCTACGGCACTGTGCACTCGAACACCAACGGCTGCTCGCCGTCCGACCAGCAGAACGGCAACAACTGGCAGGACGTCGGCCACGACTTGACGAGCGACTTCCACACCTACGCGGTCCAGTGGACCCCGAGCACGGTCACGTGGTACCTGGACGGCGTCGAGACGCACTCGGCGCCGACCTACGCGACCGACAACCAGCCGATGTTCCTGCTCTTGCAGGAGTGGGTCGGTGGCTGGACCTACGATCCCGATTCCTCAACGCCGGACGTGCTCGACAACCAGGTCGACTACGTGACGGTCTGGCAGCAGTGACCGGGGCGGATGAAGGACGCCGCCAGGGCTCGAGTCCCCGGCCGCCTGCCCTCGGCGCTTCCGTTTGTCCGTAGCAGGGGCCACGATTGCGTTGTCCGAACCGCAGGAAGGGATCCATGCCACAGCGCACTTTCCAGGTAGACGCCGAGCCGCTTCCGGACGGCTTCTGGCCGGGCCAGCCGCTCGACGTCCAGAGTCGCCCCGAGCTCGAGGCGCTGCTGCTCGACGCCGCCGCCGTGCTCGACCGCGTCGGCGGCACCTTCTCGATCGTGGCGCTGCGCCAGGAGCTCGCCGACTCGGACGGGCGCCCGAGCGGGCTGTTCGTGTCGGTCGCCTTCCGCGGCAAGTGGGAGTCGTACGCGCCGGCGCAGCGGGCGGTCCAGGTGGTGCCGCAGCCACCGCCTGAGCCCAGGCCCGAGCCGGAGCCACCGGAGGAGGAGCAGCCGCCACCGCTCGCCGCCGCGGGCGACGACGCCTACATCGCCGCGGAGTCCGACGACGACTTCGGCCCGGACGCCGAGCAGGCGCTCGCCGCCGCCGAGGACTAGGTGGGCGACGTCGCACTGACCGAGCTCGAGCGCGAGTGGCTCGAGCGCGTGCGCCGGGACCTGAAGGCGTCCGAGGACAACCTGCGCAGCTGGCGCCAGCAGTGCAACGAGGACTACCGCCAGTACCGCAACGTCTCCAGAGCCCGCGAGCACGCCGTCCAGAACCCGCCCGACCGCGACCAGGTCGCCAACGAGCTGCTGAGCCAGTTCGGCCAGGACCTGCACATCCCGATCGCCTACTCGACGGTCGAGACCGAGCTGCCGCGCACCGTCCAGAACCGCCCGCGTGGGCTCGTGCTCCCCGACGAGCGCTCGGCCGACGAGAACGTCGAGAACATGCGCCTCCTGGTCGAGAAGCAGCAGGACGCCTTCCGCTACGAGATGCTGTCGCAGGAGATCGTCAAGTCGGGCTTCCTCTACGGGCTCGGCGTCACCAAGGGGCCCTACTGGAAGCGCGTGGTCCAGTACGGGATGCCCCACCTCGAGCGGGCCACGCACGGCCCGACGGCCGGCTCGCCGTGGGTCGTCCAGACGCGCGACCGGATCCAGTTCGACGACGCCTGGGGCGAGGAGTGCGACATCTTCGACTGCGCCTGGGACCCGTTCGGCAGGGACTCCTACACGCTGCGCTGGTTCGCCCACCGCACCTGGCGCGACCACGACTACGTCTCAGAGCAGCTCGGGCTGGCCGCCGGCGCCGAGCTCCCCGACCGCACGCTGGCCGCCTGGCACACCGCCTGCGCCCTGCAGATCCGCGCCGAGGACATCTCCGGGTTCGCCTCGGCGCAGTCGAGGATGGACTCGGACTGGTTCGAGCGCCTGCGCATCTCCGGGCAGGAGGACACCTCGGCCGCCAAGGGCCTGCACGAGGTCTGGGAGTGGTGGTCTCAGCGCGGCGACCGGATCGTCATCTTGGACGGCCAGTTCCCGGTCGTGATCGCGAAGAACGGCTTCTGGCACGGCGAGGTCCCGTTCCACTTCTACCGCCCGCAGACCGCCGGCGTGCGCCAGCTGCACGGGATCTCGGAGATCGAGCCGCTCGCCGACCTGATCCGCGAGCTCGACGTCCTGCGCACGCTGCGGCGCGACAACGCGCTCCTGATCCTGCAGCGGGTGATGGTCTTCGACGAGGACGCGGTCGACCGCGACGACCTCGTCTACGGCCCCGGGGTGGCGATCCCGGTCCGCTCGGACGACCCGCGGGCGCACCTCTACGCGCTCGAGCAGCCCGACCTGCCGTATGTCGGCTACAAGGAGGAGCAGGCGCTCAAGGAGGACCTAGACCGCACCTCGGGGATCTCCGACACGGTCACCGGCGCCCAGGGCGGCGGCGCCGCCCAGACCGCCACCGGCGCCCAGCTGATAACGGCGGCCGCCAACATCCGGATCGAGAACAAGTCGCACCGCTACGAGGCCGAGGCGGTGACCCCGTTCACGAACCAGCAGATCGCGCTCAACCAGCAGATGGTCGTCCAGAAGGAGATCCGCGTCCCGAAGGACCCCGAGCCCGGCGAGATCGACCCGAAGCCGTGGCAGTGGATCATGCTGACGCCGGCGGAGCTGGCCGGGGCGATGTCCTACCACGTCGAGGGCGGCTCGATCGCGCCCAAGAACGTCGCCCAGGAGGCGCAGCTCGGGCAGGCGCTCTACTCGAGCCTGAAGGGCGACCCGACGATCGACCAGTCGCGCCTGATGAAGCACTACCTCGGCTCGCAGGGCGTCAAGGCGCCGTCCTCGTGGATCCTGCCGCAGCCGACCCTGCCGCCGGGCTTCGCCGAGGCGATGGCGAAGCTCGTCGGCCCGGACAAGGTCCAGCAGGTGCTGGCGATGCTGAAGGGGGCAGACCAGGGTGGCCAGTAGCGCGGCTCCGCCGCAGGTCCAGACCAAGGCGCCGGAGCCGCAGCTGCCGTACGTGCCGACGCCCGAGGAGGAGCAGTACCTGGCCGAGTGCGCCAAGGCGATCGTTGCCGGCTCGGACGCCGCCGCCGCCGCGGCCGCCGCCTCGAGCGCCGACGACTTCCAGAAGTTCGCCGCCGGTGTCAAGTCTCTGACCGCCGCCTACGTCGAGATCAAGACCGGCGGCAAGGCCGCCACCGGGCACCAGGGCTCGTGATCACGTTCCGGCCCAGGCGCCAGAGCCAGCCCTACGCCGACCCGTACCAGCGCCCGTTCACGCCGCAACTGGCCGCGATGCTGCAGGGACG